AGATATTATTTCCCTTGACCGATTGTCGTTAAGTTGATATATTGTACATAAAGATTGATTAACGCACATTGAAAGTGCATCTGAGGTTAGTGACTGTCAACAACAACGCAAGAGGAAAAATGAAAAAACATAAAGAAACTTGCTTGAGATGTGATGGCACCGGGAGAGTTTGGTTCAGCAGCTTTTTGGCAGGCGTCTGTTTTGGCTGCAAAGGTAAAGGTCATGTGCTTTTGAAAAAAAAGCGTGTGGTTAAAAAAACCAAAACCCGATTTAAATTATTTATGACCCAGGATGGTGAACCAGTGCATTGCGCTTGGGGCGATACAAAAAAATCAGTAGATAAATGGTTAGCATTGCCCGGTGAACGATGGGTTGAAGAGGTATCTGCTTAACATTAATCAAGGAAAAATATGAAAAATCTAAAAGATCTGAAAAATTTTAAGGGGAATTTACGAGGTGCTGACTTTGGTTTGTTCCCTAAAGACAAGCGCAAACATAACTTAAAATCGATTCCTAAACTTTTAACTGATCAAGTTAATGTCTGCGCTCTTTTAGAATCTGATTCTAAAACAAGGGACCGAGTTGTAATATGCTCCGTTGCCGATCTGCCAGATACTGATCAGCAGGAATTCATCCTCGGTAAAGTTCGCCAGCTCAGAGAAAATGCTGCGGTTTCCGAAACATCAGCAGCAGGCGCTGAAGGTGTCCGCACCCTTTCCACATTGATCAAAAAATATTTGATTGAGATTGTTCCAAATCAAAAAGACGCAGAAGGAACCATCAACAAACTTAATTTTTGGAATGACGCCCTCGGCAACTTGACCCTTCCAGAAATCACCCCTCAATTAATTTCTTCCAAAAAACGTGAGCTGAATAAGGCTCGCAGCGGCGGCACTTGTAACCGATACCTCGGTAGCCTTTCCGCATTATTCACTCATGCCATTAAAGAATGGCACTGGACTTCCATTAACCCGGTCACCCAGGTTTCCAGGTTCAAAGAAGACTCTGGGCGCATCCGCTGGTTAACTGATGAAGAAAGAGAAATTCTTTTTAAATATTTGGAAACAACTGAAAGCAGGGAATTAAAAGACCTAGTGATTTTTTGCTTGGCAATTGGATGCCGCAAAGGTGAGGCACTTGGATTGACCTGGGATGATATTGACTTTGAAGGAAACCAGATTCACTTCACCCATGTCCGCCGCCGTGTTTTATGCTCTAAGGCCACAATTGATGAAAAGACTGACAAGGTTGTTTATGAGTATGAGAAAAATGTCAGGGACCAGGGTTTGAAAAATAAATCCAAGATCAAAGTGATCTCACTTGATGACCCTGCATTTGGTCCATTGATCACCATTCTCAAGGAACGCAAGCTGCGCCTGCAGTCTGAATCAGAATATGTTTTCCCGCATGATCCAAGACACGCATGGCAGTTGCTCATTAAGCGTACCGGGATCAAGGATTTTAAATTCCATGATCTGCGCCACACTTGTGCATCCTATGCCATCCAGGCCGGGAAAACTTTGTTGGAAGTTGCAGTTCAGTTAGGACATCAATCTTTAGTCAGTGCGAAACGCTATTCGCACCATGATCCAAAGGCCAATGTCGGCACTGGAGCTGCTGTGGCATCTAGATTGTTTGGTTAGTTTAAGAAGGTGTAAGTCGCGCTAAACAGCACCTAAAAAATTGAGGCGCTAATAAATAGGGAATCTTAGTTATGGAGAAAAAACTTATGATAGAACAGGGACGGCGGATCAAGAAGGTCCGCCAGGATCAGAATCTGAAACAGGATGATTTCTGCTCTGCATTAGGCATCAGCAGATTCAGTCTGGGAAGGATTGAACGAGGTGACCAGGCTATTGATAGCCCATCACTTTTTAATCTAAATCAAAAGTTTGGTGTCTCATCAGACTTTATTCTTTTTGGGAAAATATCTGGACCCAGTTCAGATGTTGATGCAATCAAAAAAGAATTAGAAACAACCAAAGAATTACTCGCAGCCAAAACTGAAATCATTCAGCTTTTGAAGGATGCTGCGGGTGTCAAATGAAACAGAAAGAGCCTGAGAATACTGGGGCGCAAAAACTATAAAGGAGAACATTATGACTCTATTGCAACATCGTGGACCTATGCAATTAACCCACGTTAAAAATCTTAATTGCGATGATTTTTTTTGGACTCCCCCTGTTACCAATAAATGTCAAATTTCTTGGTTGTTAAATAAAAAAGGGCGAAAGCAAGTTTTATTCGGATATCTTTTTAAAGGGGGGCCAAATGACAGCATTTAAAGAAACCCAAATTATACGATGTCCAACGCAAAAATCCTTTGATGCCCATTTTAAGGTGTGGGATAAAATCGGAGAAATAGGTAAATCTCATGACTGCGATTTTGAATGGGATGTCTTAAACAGGAAAGAAAAAACTTTTATTTTAAAAGTTTGCGGATGTTCCAAACAAGATCAGCAGAATGCTTTGATTGATGTTATGAAGTTTTTGTGTATGCAAGGGATTGAACCGGCAATAGTAATCAGCACTAAAACGGAAAAGTCAGAGGCAGAACAGCAGCTGCAGCGAGTTCAGAAAATCCTTAAATCCGCTTAAACCCACACTCATTCCACACCCATGGCGAAATTGGAAGTTGCCTTAACCCTTCAAACCGTTGATATTACTTAATGGAGATGGATGCGTCACTGGTGGGCGCCCCGGTCTTCAAATCTGGGGCGTTGCAGTAATATCAACGGTTTAGCTTTAAATAATACCCACACAAACCCACACTCATAGGGTTTTTCCACACCCATTTCCACACCCAAACATTACTTCTTTTTAAATCCGTAAGATCCTTTTGGCTTCCGCGTAGCTTTTGAAACCTTCCGCCGTCCGGCAGCAGACATCTTCTTTCCCGCTTGTTTTCCCCTGGTCATTCCAAGTCTCTCATCAAGGCGTGCATTGTATCCTTGTTTTTTTCTTCCTGGCATAAATCAACTCCAATAAAGATTAATATTTTCGCACTGGTTTTTTACCAGGGCGGTTTTTCCTCGGCGGAATTTTGCCGGGGTACATCATAGTTTGAAATGCTTTGGCAGATTATGAACAATTGCTTTTTGTGCCTGCTCGGATAATTCATTCATTGCATTCTTAGAAAATGTTTTTGCCTGGTCTGCAGTCAAAGAATTTCCATCATCATTCACTGCATCAAAAAAAGCTTTTGCTCCCCACAAAATTAATTCTTTTGCAATCTGCATTTCTAATCCGGTCATTTCTTTTTCCTTATTTTAGTTCCATGTTTTTTCTTCCAGGATTTATAAATCTTCGGTTTATTAATCGCCAGGAAGGTCCGTTGCTTTTTTGATTTAAAAGGCATCAATAACTCCACATAGCTTGCACCGGTCTGTCCACTCCATCGATGTGAATAAACCGATCTGAGTGATTTCCTTTTTGGGAAACGCCCAGACCATTGGCGCCAACCTTTTGAGCAATCGCAAACAGCTCCATCGCCTTTGGTCCAGAAACTAAAATATCAGCTGCGCGGCTTCCGTTTTTTGCATGGGTGTGTGGTCCATTCTTTACCGTGGAAACTTTCCCATTATGCTCATCACATCTGAATGCCGAGCTGACCCGCATCGGATTTCCATATGCTTTCCGAATCTCTTCCAGCAGCTTCATAAAATCCGGGTCCATATCGGCACGGCCACAATTGCCACATCGGCAAACCATTTCATTATATGAAAAGTGCGGGGATATCATTTTTGCCATAACAATTATTCCAACTGGATAAATTAAAAATTCCCGGCGTGTCAGCCTGGTGTCATTCTTCCAAAGCTTTCCTAACCAGATCGAGCGCCTGGTCATCCAATCGGTTTTTTGTCGATTGAGTGAGCGCCGTAAGTAAGAGAAGAGTGATTTGAATAACAAATTTTTCCGAGGTCAGTTTCTGGATAGTAGCTGCTAAGAATTTGGGCATTATGTTTTTCCGTTTGAGCTATCGTTGGCTTCGGTTGAGTCGAACCAATAGCCAACCGTTTGGGAAAGCTGGGTCGCAGATGCGCCCACAATTACACTGCTAATCGTCTGCATGGATTCTGGAATCTCAACCATAAATATCAATAAAAGGTTAGTTAAAAAAATGGCCATTAAGACCAGGGTTAAAGCGGCCCGGACTGCAAGCTTTGCACTCATGATCTGATGCGCTCAATTTCTCTGCTAATATTCTGCAATTCAACTCCATGCTCTACTAGGGTCTTGTTTGTTTCCTTTATGACATCGAGCAGCCGCCCTTCTAACTCACGCCGATCCGCACGCGCCTGGCCATTTGTTTTCCAGATGAACCAGGACAAAAATATTAATCCAACGCCTGCAATTCCCTGGTCAATTAAAACTCCAAGGATTTGCTCAGTTGGGTCTTGCTGGTCTTGCTGGTCTGAATACCGGCGTGGTTCCGGTGGAATGTTCATTTGCCTTAATCGAGGTTCATAAATTCCATGGTAGGAAGCCTCATGATCTCGCGCTTGGACATCCGCAAAAACTGGTGCTACCCAAACCGATAAAATTATTAAGGCCGATGCTTTCATAACTGCAGTGCTGCCTGGGTTTGGGTTTCTAATCCTGGAACTTCCATTGGCGCCCGGCTTCCTCTTTGCTCAATCGGTTTCCGCTGCTGCTCATAAAACTGCTGCGTGCTTTGGATAAAATTCCTTTGGAGACTTGGGTCAAGTGCCTGCTGGAAAAACTTGGAAAGGGATGCCCGGCGTGCGCCATCGAGGTTAGGCTGCTTCCCTGCAAATTCCTGGAGCAAGTATTTTTTCTGATCCTGGTAGAGTCTTGGGAAAACCGTAGTGATGGCTTCCATGTGTTCTTTGGTTAGGCTTCCCCCGGCAACGTGCATCAGAATTGAATTAGGATCATTGACTGTTTCCACATACCTCATAAAACGCATTATTGAGGGCATAGAAGGAAGGGAATTTTGATTCGTATAAAGCAGGGTCTGTCCGGCTATCGGACTCACTGGCAGCCTTTCCTGGAGAAAATTGATGCCATTGGTCATGGTCTGGATCAGCTCCAGGTTGATTGACTGATCACCATCGACTTCCGGAACCATCTGTTCCATCCTGGCAAATAGCGTCTGAGGATTTCCTGCAAAGTTATTCAGATCATCCCGGACTTTTTCAAACTGCTTCAAAGTGACTTCTGGTGATGGCGGTGTCGGCGCCACAAATTTGACAGCAGCTGCATCGCCAACCCTAGTGAGTGATCCCACTGCGGCCTTGATCATCTTCTCGGATTTGCCTGCCATGTTCAGCATTTCACCATAGTCAGTGATCCGGCTCATGGTCCTGGCAAGAAGCAATTCCCCAGAATCCCTCAAATATTTTCTGGCCATGGCAGTTCCGGCAAAGGTGGCTGCACCAATTAATCCGCCGGTTAGCAGACTATCCGCTGCTGCCATAGCACCTCCGCCTAATCCACCGCCAATGATAAAGCTTGTCAATGGAAGCCTATTGTTTACTGCTTCCCGCGCAGCTGCTCCGCTGGCAATGTCGCGGATCTGTTTTAATGAAGCATAAATTGCCTTTGCTTCAATAAATTCCGCATAGGTATTTTTGGGAAGTGTGGTGACCTGGGAAAGGCGCCCTGCTATGGCATCCAGTGCGTTTTCAGATTCCTCTCGGATGATACTGGCCATCGCGTTGAAATAATCATAGTCCTCTGGGTTCCGTTTATAGTTCGCCAGGTTCTTCTGATACCATCGTTTTAATTCTTCTGATTCCCGGAAAGAAAGAAATCCGCCGGCTTTAAATTTTTTCCAGAAAGGACTCATATTTTTATAAGCAACATCCCGGAACGCTTCGATGCTTTGAATTGCTCTTTGCTGCTTTGCTACCATCTGCGGATCTTTAACCATCCCTCTTCCAAGTGCCTGGGGATTGTCAACAATTTCCCTAATCATCCGGTCTGCAATTGTTTCCGGATCGAACCGAATATCATTTAAAGGAACGCCTGCTTTTTTGGCTGCTCCTTCCACTTTGGTAATGATGTCATCAAGCTTCGATCCGTATTGTGGGAGCAGCACATTATCCAGTTCCTTGACCAATTCATCTGCATCCTCACCCAGGTTTTGCAGCACCCCTTTTTTATCAAATTCCTTGATGCGTCTTCCAAGTTCATAAACTGCATCCGGATATTTTCCTTTTTGGGTGACTTTATTCCAATCGGGTTTCAATCCGCCTAGTGCGCGGAAATAAGCTTTGTTTGTTTCTTTGGTGAATGCACTTTTCCCGGAAGATAAAACTTTGGACACGGCCCCCACGAGGCCCCCTGCCACTCCACCAAATCCAGCGCCTGCATAAATATGATCTGCAAGCAATGGGCGTTTCTCCGGATCATCCAGGATGTTGGAGCTGGTGGCATACATTCCACCTACGACAGCACCCTCCGCAGCTCCACCAGCTGCACCGGTCAAGACTCTGGAATTTAGTGTCGATCCAAGTTTCCGCATCCCCTGGTCTGCTGCTTTTCTTCCAAGATAGGTGGCAGCCAGTGCGCCCCCTTTAGCAGCTGCTCGGCCAAGTGCCGATGTCACCCCAAACGGTGTGACTAAGGAACCAACTTCGCCAAGTGTGGTGGCCACCGGGTTGAGATCTCGGTGCATTTTGATTTCATCCTCGGTGAAACCAGCATTCTGAAGAACCAGGTCCGATGCTCCAAAAGTCAACCCGCGTGCAGCTCCAAGTGCAGCCGAGGTGAAAGGGGAATCCTCGACATCCGCTTTCATATCCTCATGCTCAACCAATTCAGTTGGCGCGTATCGGTAACCTTCCTGGAGTGCTAGGTGTGCCTCTTCGGCGGGTACGTTATAAAGCTGACCATCTGGATGCACCAGGACCACTTCCTTGCCCTTGATGAAGGAATAGTCACCGGACGCAATTAGATCCTCGACACGTTCATCGGCTACCGTAACGCCGGCGCCAAGTCTGTAGTCAAAAAGTCTGGCCATTAATTATTTCTTGGTGTGCCATAGGTTTTTCCAGTGCTAGAAAGTTGCCCTGGAACATTGACTGA